GCCCTCGGTCCATTCGACAATGAGCGTGGTCGGCAGGATCTGGCTGTATTGGGAAAGGCTGACGTATTTCTGCAGGCTCCACCAAAGCGTCGGGTATGCGTCCTTCGAGTTGTAGCGGCGCCGCGCCTCGACCAGACGCTTGGCCACGCCGTTGCGCATGAAGATGGCGTCCACCGGATACGCCTTGCTGCAGCGCTCGACTTGGTAGCCGTATTTGTCGGCGACCTCTTGCAGCATGCGCGCCTCGACCTCGCGGTGTTGTTCAGTTTCAAAGGACATAGAGCGGCTCCTGTTTTATGCGGTTACAGGGGCAGGGGTATGAAATGACCAGACCACAACGTCCGCCGCATTCCCTGACGCTCTAGAGTTTGATGGCGCCCCACTAGTCGTGCTCTGTGGGGCTGGGCATACCGGCTTGCTCCGAGGCGCACACCACCATGCGCGCCTGCACGAACCCGCTTTTGCCATCAGAAAATTCATTTCGCTTGCTTGCGCTTGCGCATTTCCGCGCACAAAGCGTCCGCCTTCTTCTTTGCCGCCGCGGCGACAAGTTTGGTGCGCTGCGTTTTCAGCAGGGCAATGGTTTTGTCGATTTCGGCGATTTCCGGTGTCATAATGTCGTATTTACTCATGAATCATGGCCGGATGGTCATGTGCCAAAGACCGATCTGGCTAACGCTGTAGCCAAACCAGACCACACCGGCCCAAAAGTTGTGCTGTATGCAAAATTGATCGATGGCTACGGCGAAGTAGAGCAGGCCGACCAAGGCGATGAGGATTGCGCTGGTCATTTGGCATCCTCCTTCATCCAAAGCCAGACCCACTTGTCGCGCCCCACTTTCCCGCTGCGAGAGTCTGTGCCTGAGCGACTGCGGGCTATGCGCTTCCAGCCGTCAAATCGGTAGGTGTTACCATTGTGAAGGTCGGCATCTTGGTAGCTAATTGCATACTTGTATCCAAGGTGAGGAAATACAAATTCACGCCACAGTCGCAATGCAACGCGGCAAAGATTCGGACGGGATGCGCAAAGTCGAGAAAGCTCGATACAATTTTCGCGGTTGAGAAAACTAGCGCCGCCAACCGTTTCGCGGATCAGCGCTGAAGTAATTGTAACGGCAACAGGAATGCGTTCGTGTATAAGGGCATGCGACCAGTTGCGGCCATTACCGCGAACACATGGACCCATTTTGTGCTGCCATTGCTGCAAAAGGTCGTTTGCGGCGTCCAGCGGTATTGGATCATAAGCGACCATTGACGTGAACGGCATGTCTATTGCGGAGGTCACTCGATCACCCTCCTCCATTTGTCGCGCCACATGCTGCGCGCCATGACTCCGGCAGCTTCGGCGACAGCCTCTTCGCTCAGGTGGGGGAAACAGTCGTGCAGCAACTCATGAACGATTGTGTCCAGCTCGTTGATGCCGCTTTGCCGCGGATCAATGAACACACGGCCATCACCCATAGTGAGTCCGTCCGCTTTTTCGCGGCCGAGCTTCCTACGGATGATGGCGATGTATTTGCGGCGAGGCATCAGGCGGCTTTCTTGTAGCGCAGGCTTGCGTAGTGCAGGTTGAGGCGTGCCTCGAACAGCTCCCACTCGTTGTCCGAAGAGAACATCCACTCGATGCTGTGATCGTTGGCTTTCTCCTTGCCGATGCGAACGACGGCGCGGCGCTGAACACGTTGCTCCGGCCGGTTCTCGTTCCATAAGCGCTCATAGGCTGCGAGCTGCAACTTTTGCGACAGGTAGATGCCGCTCGATGTCTTCCAGTCGAGCAACACGATGCGGCCTTCCTTGTCTACGGACGGCGCGTCAATCGTGCCGCCAAATAGATGCGCCTCGCTAACGAGCTGCACTTCCGGTTCCAGCACCGTGAGACCCTGCTCTTCCCAGAAGGACAGAAAGTTGGCGAACGCGATGTCCGCTTTCTCGATGTCCGCGGGAGCAAACTCCGAGAGGTCCGGCTCCCAGCCATGGAAGAAACACTCAATCTTGAAGTGGGTGATCGTCCCGATGTCGGCCGCGCGGTCGCGCACCTTGCGGTAGTCTTCGTTTTTGTTACCGAGATTCCACGCCCAGTGGATCAGGTTGCTCTGATCGTCGCCGATCTTGGAGATGGTCGAGGCGCCGACCACTTGCGTGCCGTCCTTGAGGATGTATTTCTGGTGCGCCTTCAGCTTCTCCAAACGTACGATTTTGCGTCCGTCTGCAGCGAAACGCTCCGGCGCTGGCTCCGCGGCCTTGGCCGAAGGGGAGCGGCGTTTTGCCGCCCCCCTTTTGCGTGCAGTGGTTGCCATGACTACCACTCGACTTCTTCGTTGTTGGTTCCGGTTTTGACCGATGCGCGGGGCGCCTCAGTGACCTCGAAGCCGTAAGCCTCAGCGGTGCCGCCGCTGCTCCAAGTGACGAGATCCAAAATCTGGACAGCTTTCGGCTGCAGCGTGATTCCGGCGCCGAGCGACGCGGTGTACCAGAAGTATGGAACCACAGCGACCTTGAGCTTGCTGCCGCCGCCGATGTTTTCGTTGGTGATCTGACCAGACGCATCGAACAGCTTCGGCTGGCGCGTGTACGTCTCGCCGTCCTTGCTCTTGCCGGTCGCTTTGACCTTGAGCTTGAGCTGCACCAGTCCGTCGTTCTCGCTCCACGGCGCTGCGTGAATTTTGAGCGTGTCCTTTTTCAGCTCGCGTTTTTTGTCAGCGACAAACTCCGAGAACATGGCCTCGATCTGTTTGAGAAACGGCTCCGCTTCTTCGGCGGACATTTCGAGGTCAACTTTGTATTGGCCCTCCTCGCTGAACTTGGTGTCAGGCGAGTTGAGTCTGGGATAGCGAGCGACGCCCGCGGGTGTGGTCAGGGTTTTATTCATTTGATGTATTTGTGGTTAGTGTTTTTGGTTGGATGGGAAAGTCGCTGTGGCGCATGAGTTCGCAGAAGTCCTCGAACGTGAGGGTGACCAGCATGCGGCAGTGATCCTTGCGATGGATCACGGCACAGTTTTTGCGCTCGGCGTCGCGGTAGGCTTGAGCGATAGCCGCATCGAGGTCGAAGCGCGCGCGTCCGTGGCGCTTGCACTCGAAGTGCCAAGTCGGCAGGCAGGGCACAACAACGTCAGGTGCGGAGATCCCCCAAGATCCCTGCGAGACCTGTGCGCCCCGCCGTGCCGGAAAACCTTCGGCGGTCAGAGCCTTGGCGACCTCGCGCTCGAACGAGGCGCCTTTTTGTCGGGAGTTGATCACTCGTTGATGGCCTCTTTGTTAAGTGGCGACTGTGAATCATGCATGAGCCACCACATTTCGTCCGACGAAAGCCAGCGCACCGCGCTTTTATCAACGATGGCGATTTCGCCTGTTTTATTGTTGGTCACAACAAAACCAGAAATTGAGGCACCGTCTCGGTCGCAAATAAGTGCAGCTTTGTCAGCGGACAAGTAGTGCCACTGCGGATGCAGCACGTCCCTGAGTTTTTCAGCGCTATTCATTGATCGCCTCCCAGAGCTGCTTGTCCGGTGCGTAGACGCTATTGCCCTCGTCAGTCAGGCGCGGCGCGGAGACGATGTTGCTGACCGGCGCCTTCGCATCGAAGCGCGTCAGGCTTGGACGCCATGTCATATTGAGCGTGCCGGTGCGTCCGGCCCTGTGCTTGGCGATGATTAACTCCGCGTCCTGCGGCTCCGGTTCCTCGTCTTGCACCGCGTAGTAGGCAGGGCGGTGAACGAGAGCGACCAAATCGGCATCCTGTTCAATGCTTCCTGACTCGCGCAGATCGGAGAGCTTTGGACGATTGTCGGGCCGGTTCTCTGCCTGCCGGTTGAGCTGCGCGGCGGCGACCACTGGAATGCCTAGCTCCATGGCCATGGCCTTTAATCCGCGGCTTACAAATCCGACCTCGTTCTCGCGGCTCTTGGCGCCGCCGTGGCTTACCAATTGAAGGTAATCGACAAAGATGATCTTCACGCCCCACCTGCGAACGGCCAACCTTGCACGTCCGCGGATGTCCAACAAAGACATGCCACAGCGGTCATCTATGTACAAAGGCTCACCGGAAAAATCCAAGGCAACGGAACCGATGCGTCGTTTTCCGGCCATATCGACAAATCCATTGCGGACCAGCTCGGTGTTGGTGTTGGCGCGGGACAACACTACGCGAGCGGCCAACTCATTGGCGGGCATTTCGAGCGAGAAGTAGAGCACCGGCACCTTGCGACGCATGAGGTTGTCCGCGATGTTCATCATCAAGGCCGACTTACCCATGGCCGGTCGTCCAGCGATGATGCTCAGAGTGCCGCCGCGGAGACCGCCAGTGACTTGATCCAGATCGGCGAAGCCGGTCCTAAGCCCCAAGGTCTGCTTGTTATCCATCAGCGCTTCCAGTTCTTCGAGGAGCGACGGCACGATGTCGGCCGCGCTGCGCATGCTGTCGGTCGGGGCGCCAAGACTGAGCGACAGGACGCTCTCTCCGGCGGACTGCAGCACCTCGTCGGCGTTCGCGGCCGTGTCGTGCGCCGCCGCTTGCATGGCGACGGCCGCGGAGATGATGCTGCGACGGCCGTGCAAATCGCGCAGGGTTTGAGCATGGTATTCAAGCGCGGCGAGACCACCGCACGCTTGCATGAGAAATTCGGTGATGGCTCCGGCGCCGCCGACAAAGGTCAGCTTCTTCTGCGCGTCGAGCCTCTGTGTGACGGCAACGATGTTGGGCACGCCGCCGTCTGCGCGGATCTCGTTGATCGCGTCGAAAATCGCGCGGTGCGCCGGAGTGTAAAAAAGATCAGCGTGCAGACCGGCAACTTCATCGGCGAGCTTTGGCTCGGCCATAAGTGTGCCGAGCACAGCCTTCTCGGTGTTTGGGCTTTGTGGGGTGGTGGTGGTTTTCATATCGAAAAGTCGTCGTCATCACTCGCTGCCAGCACGGCGAGAACCAGCAGGGCGAGGAAAGCTAGGTAGATGAAAGTCTGCACCGGACTCATTGCGCTCCCTCCGTCGCTGCCGCATTTCGTAGCGACGCTTGAGCCAGCGGTCGCACGCTTCGTCCACCGCTATGACATCGTCTGCTACATGGGGCCATACGCTTTTAAGGGTTTGTTTAAGTTCGGGTCTCATCGGCTGCCGTTTCTACGTCGTTCGGCGTGGTGGCAGCCGGTGGGTCTTGATGCGTGCAAGTGTGGACAAATGCGGACGTGGGGGCAACAACTTTTAAGCGTTTTCTGCAAAAAATTTCATCCCAGTTTTCGCGGTATTTTTGGCCGTCTACCGGCCGCGGGGCGTCGCCCTTTCCGGCGCTCATAGCGGTTCCTCCACGGCCAGCAGGGCTTCGTGTTTCTCGTCGCTCACGTCGGGAGAGAGCGCCGCGCACCGCTTCAAGACGAGCTTGAGCCGATTGACGCGCTTAATCAGCTCGCG